CGCCGATCTTCAAATAGGCGATCTCGCCGGCGCGCCTCAGTCTCTGCAATGTGCAGGAACTTATGCCGAGTCTCTCCGCCGCCTCGCGTTCGGTCAACAGCGCCGGCAATGTGACGACATTTTCGGTCACGAAAACCTCGGGCGGCGTTGCGCCTTGACGACGGCTTCAACGACGCTCGCCGAAATGCCGGGCGTCAGGGCGGCGATTCGATTTTCGACGGTCTCAAGGCCTACGTCGAAATGTAGGTTCTGATTGATGATGACGCTTCCGCCGCCGCCCGCCCCGTTCGGGATGATCGTCCCGTTACTCGACGGCGAGAAGATTTCCGGCCCACGCTCGCCGACCAGGTAGGAACGGCCCGAAAGGACCGGACCGCCGGCCGCGCGCGCGCCATCGATCGGAAGACCGATCACCGTTGAAATGCCCTTGAAAAGAAACTCTGAAATCAGCCGCGAGGAGAGCTGCTTTGCGAGGTTCTTCAACGTCTGCCCAAGATTCTCGCCGTAGACGATGGCGTCGGCTAAGGCGTTCGAAATTCCCCGCGCAGCCGCCTCGCTCGTCTCTCTCCAGGCTCGCGTGCGTTCGTCGAGATTCTGGATTTCCTCCGCATAGCCCTCAAGCGCGCGCCTGACAGCCTCGATTTGTTCCGGCGTCTGGGCGAAAGGCTGGATTTCCTGAATCTCAATCAGCTTCGCCTGTAGCGCCTCGAGCGGCGTGCGCGTTTCTGCGACAAGGTCTTTCAGTTTGTCGCTTATGGCTTTCGCGGCGTCGTCAGCCTTTTTTGTGTCGACCGTCGCAGCCCCAGTCTCAGTCGCAGTCCGATTGGAAATTCCATCCGTAGCGCCCGTTATTGGCGTTGCATCTGCTTTTTTTGAAAGCAACTCTAGCGCCGCATCGATCTCGGCGATTCGTTGCTCGCGAATGGCGATAAACCTGTCGGCGCCGGCGATACGGTTCTCGACATTGCCGATCCGATTGAAGAGCCCTTTGCCGCTGACGAGGCCTTCGCGCTCTTTCCTGACCTTATCGACCTGCGTGACGAGATCGGCCCGCTCGCTGCGCAGCGCCTTCTCGTTCGGCGCATCGGCCGGCAGCCTGAGAAACCGGCGCCCGGCGTCGTAGGCGGCGCCGATTTTCGCTGTGAATTCGACGAGCGCGATCTGGACGTCGTTGATCGCCTGCTTGAACGACAGAAAGCCGTCGACATTCTGAAGCACGGCCTCCGACACGCGGTTCTTCAGAAGAAGATCCATGTCGGCGAGACGATCGCTCGCCTCTTCCGCTTTCTTGGCAAGCTCGCCGGACAGGACGAACCCCAGATCGCGGCTTTGCTCGCGCGCCTTGTCGAGACTGTCCGCGCCATCGGCAACAATGAGCGCCATGCGGCGCGCGTCGTCGCCGAAGATCTTCGTTGCGTATGAAGTGCGCACCGATTGATCGCTGATGCCGGCGAGCGCCTTGAAGGCCTTGTCGAGCGCCTGCTCGGTCGTGTCTTTCGTCGTAATGCCGAGATCGGCGAAGGATTTCTCATAGGCCTTGTTGCCGTTGCGCGCTTCGCCGAGCCGGCGATTGAAGCGCCCGACGGCGTCGGAGAACTGCTGCTGCGTATTGCCCGCGCGAACCGCGGCGCGGCTCAATTCCTGAAAGGCGTCGGCGCCGATATTGGCGGTTTTCGCCGCCTTGGCGATTTCGTCGCCATAGCTGATCGCTGCGCGCGATACCTCTTCATAGGCGCGCGCCGCCGTTCCGACAGAGAAACCGGCGAAGGCCGCTTTCGCCACGCTGGCGACGCCGCGCATCCGCTTTTCCAGCTTGTTTAGTTGGCCGACCGCGCCGCTGATGCCGGAATTGAATTGCTGCGTCTCCGCGAGCAACCGGACGATGAGATCGCCGATCTTAGCCGCCATTGTTGACTCCCTTCTTTTTGCGGCGAGCGCGCCGCAATGTGAGCGCCAAGGTGCTTGCCCATTTTTCGAATTCAGAAAGCTCGTTTGCGGTGAACGCGCCCGGATTGTTCGCCGCTACGTCGATTACCTCTATCGCGCTCTTGAGAGACTGCACGAGCACCCCGCGTAATTCCTGCGCTGCGGGCTGCAAGCCGGGAATTTCTTCGATCGTGATCGTCACGCCGCGCTCTTCTCCCGCGCCATTCTTTCCCGCCGGGCCCGTGCGGCGTGAAGTATCGCCGCCGCGAGCCGGGCGAGCCGTTCAAGCTGTTCCGGGCTCGCCGCATTCACGACATCGAACGCCGCGCGCATCAGCGCGCCGGGCTCGTCATCTTCCGGAAGGTCTATTTCCATTGCTCCGACCTCTGACGATGGCGCGGGGCGCGTTCGCCGCGCCCCGCGGCAATCAGTTCGAAAGGCGCACCCGCACGAGGCTAGCGCCGCTCAGCTCAGCCTGCACGGCCTTGCCGATCAGCGTGTTGCCGCTCGACGTGGTGGTGACGTTCGAATTCGTATTGTCCCAGTAGACAAGCACGCCTTCATTGATCGCACCGGCCGCCTTGGGGAGTTCGACAACGCCTTCGACCACGGCGTCGACCTTGGCGCCGGACGCCGCATCTTTGACCGCGACGCCGAAGATCGCGCCGGAGAGGAAACCGTCGCTGGAGGAAAGCGCCGCTGGCGCGGTGAGCGAGAGAATGTTTCCATCCTGAATATAGTTTTTCATTTCAGACTCCTTTTGAGGTGGTGGCGTAGACCGTCCGGATGCGGCCGCCGGATTGCGCGGCGGCGATCCGGCGTTCCATGTCGGCGATGGCGCGGGCGAGGTCCGCATCGCTGCGAAACTTCACCCGCTTGCCGTCGTATTCGACCTCAGCGGCGGGCTTTCCCCGCGCCGCGAGAAGATCGTCACGCCAGGTTTCGAGTTGCGCGAGCGTCGCCACTATGCCCCCGCGTTCTTGAACCAGCCCCGGTGCTCGACAAAGCCGGCCCCGAAATCGAGGCGGACCTTGATTTCGACGCCGTCGACGTCGAAGCCGTTGCGGCTTTCGATTTGCGGGCCGGGTTCGCCTTCGAGATAGGCGTATTCGAGGCCGTCGATTTCGGCGGGGTCCGCCGCGACGTACCAGGCCGTCGCGCTTGTCAGCCTCGGCTCCACGAGAAGCGAGAGCGAGGCGAAGGGATTCACGTCGCTCGTCTTCGTCGCCTGGATGGCGGAGAGCACCTTCTCCGTCGACGTTTCCAGCGCCGCCGGCACGAGAACGAATTTCGGCGTTACGCTGATCAATTCCGCCGCGCCGAGGCCTGTCTGTTTCCGCATGGCGAGCCTTCCCGCGCCCAGCGTCGTTTCGCTCGGCGGCGCGCCCGTTCCGGCGAGGTTGCCGTGATCGGCGTGGAAGAGCGCCGTCGTGTCGCTCATCGTCGGGTTGCTTTCGAGAAGCGTTGTAAGCGTGTTGTTCTCGAAAGCGCGGGCCGCTTGCCCCAGGCGACGCGATAGATCGGCGAAGGCGCCGATATCGTCGTTGATGATCGCTTGGCGCGTGATGCCGAAGATTTTTCCGTAGGTGGCGAGGGTGTAAGTTTCTTCGGCTTCCGCCATCGAGCCGCGCTTGTATTCGCCGCCTTCGCCGACCTCCTCCAGGGCGCTCATTTCGCCGAGCTGCAGGCGATGTTTCGCCCGGAAATCTCGCGCCGTCGTCTGGCGGGCGAGCTGTCGCACCCCGGACGGGGCGGCGTCGTAAGCCATCCTGAGGGTGCGGTTCACCGTGTCGCCGAGAATGAGCGAGAAATCAGAGGTCGTATGCAGGGCCCGCGTGATGAGTTGCTGCGTACTCAGCGCGGTGACGGGGATTCCGTTTCGCCGGCAGATTTCCCGGGCGATCTCCGGCATGGAGAGCCCCACAAAGGCGCGGGCCTGTTCGCTGGGTTTGTGCGCCGGATTGATCCGGGTGAAGAGCGCTTCGCCGATCGCGCGGGCCCGGAATTCCGGGTTATCGAAGCTCGTCTCATTCGGCAGCGTCTGCGTTCGGATTCCGCCGTTTGCGTCAGTGCGCTGGCTCATCGCCTGGAAGGCCGCCGAGCGGGCTTCATCCGCGCTCGCCTGACGATCGATGAGGCTGTCGGCCCAGGTGCGATCAAGGCCGGAAAGATCGGCGATTGACCGGATTTCAGCGTTCACCGCCGCGCGGGTTTGCAGTTGCGGCGTTGCGGGCTGCTGGGCGCCGTTCGACGGCGCCTGCGCCGGCGGATTTTCAATTTCGTCTTCGTCCATTTGCTGACTCCTTTGTTGACTTCTGATCTGCGCAGCCGGGTCGGCCGGCACAGGCACGAGGCTCACTTCGGCTGGCGTCCACTTCGTAATTGTCCGTACCCGGACGCCTTGCGGGTCAGTCTCGTCGACCCACTCATCGGAGGTGTAACCGACCGAGATTCCGCGCTGGCCGTCCTCGATGCGGTCGAGAATTTCATCGCCGGCCGCGCCCCTGAAGAGTCGGAGCGTCGCCACAAGCGCGCCGCTTTCCTTGCGCACGTTTTCGACAATGCCGAGCTGATCCTTTGCATCGTTCTGGCGATGCGCATTGAGCACCGGGCCGCCTTTGAGGCGTCCGAGATTCGCGCCGGAAATTTTCAGGCGCTCTTTCATGCCCCAGCGCGCGACGAAATTTTCGGTCGCGATGACCGCCTCGACGGTTCGCGCCTCCCGGTTAAGGCTCTCCGGCCGCATGGAGGCCGGCGCGCGGCGATAATTCAATGGCAGACTCATGAGAGGATGACCTTTCCGCGTTGCTTTAGGTCGCAAATCCGGCGCTCGCGCCGGGTGAAATAGGGCGGACGCGCCGCCGGCGGGTGAGGTCCAGTCGCCGGCGGCGCTATTTCCGCCTGTGGGGTTCGGCTGCGCTTGCAATCAGCCGAAGGCGGAATTTCTGCGGATTTTCGCCGCTCTGCTTCGTGATGCGCGGCGAGGGTGAGCGATGCGCCGAAATCCGCGAGTTTTTTTAGCTCTTCTTCGCTCATCCGGGGCGCGAGCCGGCCCGACGCTTCGAGCGTGATCTGCAGGCAGCGCCACAGTTCTTTGCGGCTGATTTCGGTCGAGAATTCGACTTGAACTTTCATTCGTCCGCCTCCGGATTATCGTCGGCGGGATCGCGCCCGCCGCCGGCGAATGACGAGCCGGCGGCGGACGCTGCATCGGCGGGCGTCGAACCGCCGAAATCAATGCCTAACGCTTTCGCTCGCTTCCGGTCGGCCGCGATCTCCGCATCGAGCGCGTCAATATCGCGGCCTCTGGCGGCGACGACTTCGCGGCGCGATTTGAAGCCGGCGGCGACCGCATCGCGGTCGGCCTGCACGTCTTTCATTGGGTCGACCCACTGCCAGCCAGGCGGGATGAACTCTACCGCCGCCGCGTCTTCGAAATCGCCGAGCATCGCGTCGGCGGGCAGCTTTCCGGCGAGCGCATCGGCGAGAAGCACGCGCCGCCAGATCGGCTCGAGGACAACGGGAAATAAAATCTGTGTGCGGAGCGCATCGATACGCCGGCGAAATTCGATCAGCCCCGCGCGGATCGATGAGTAGTTGACCCCGGAAAGGTCGCCTGTCGCCGTCTCATACGGAACGCCGAGCCCGGCGGCGATCTCGCGCGCGTTCCACTTCAGGAAGTCCATCATCTCCGATCCGATTTCCGGCAAGGAAGGGAATTTCACGTCTTCATCAGAAGCGAGATCGATGACGGCGCCGGGGCTAAGTTCGATCGTCGGCTTGGGGTCGGTATTATCGACTTGTCCGAGCATCCCCTGAGAGACGCCATCCGGCGCCTGGGTGACGAACGCGGTCAGGCAGGCGCCAACTTTTGCGCGCATCAGCATCGCGTCTGCTGTCTTGTCGTAATCGAAGAGCTTCAACAGCGCTGGCGCGAACCAGCTTACGCCGCGCACCTGCCCCGGTGAGATCGGCGTGAAAAGGTGGATGATCTCGGAAGCCGGAACCCGCACCGCCTCGCGGTAGCCCGCAAAGGGCTGGCCGGGCGCGTCTCGCAATACGTGATAGGCGACGCGCCGGCCTTCAGTGTCGAATTCGATGCCGGCGACGATGCGTGCGCCGCCGCCAAGGTCGCGGGTGAGCGCCGGGTCTATTTGTTCAGGATCGAGGAGGAGAAGGCGCTGCGCGCCGTCCGCTCCGCCTTTCCACATCAGGAAGGCCTCGCCGTCGATGACCCAACCGCGCGCCGCTTGGGCGATGACGCCGGTGAGCGTCGCGCGCCCGTCGAAGGCGGCGCGCTTTGCCCAGCGCCAAAATCGGTTTTCGATCTGGGTACGGATCGCCTGATCGGGGTGGATGCTCTGAAATCCGAAGCCGGTCCCGACCATCGCGGAAACCAGCTCGTCGGCGATCTTCGCGGCGAGCCCGGAATTCTGCACCGCATGGCGCGCCCGGATTCGCATCGGCCCGCGCGCCGCCAGCTCGTCGGCGATCGGCGCGCCGCTCGCGGGCGCATCGGACCATCGCCGCCCGCCGCCTGCGCCTTCGTAGCGCCTCCGCCCGTCAACGCGCGCAATGCGCGCTGCGAGTTTTACGGCTTGGCGTTCGGCGTATCGTCTGAGCCCTCGGAGCATCAGCCGCGCGCCCTCTCGGATTGTCTCCGCATCGCCGTCTGAACGCACATATCCTGCGCCGAACTGAGAAGTTCGGCGGCGCGCATCAGGCGGAATTGATCCGCCTGCGAAATATCTAGCGATCTTTTTCCGAGGAGAATTTCATAGATTTTGGAAAGATCATCCGCCGCCTCGGAAGTGAGATTTCCCTCTCCGTCGAAGGGGCAGCCAGGGTAGTTGTCTGAATGTGCTTTTTGCATTTCACGGGCCCGGTTATCGCGCCCGGCGAAGCGGAGAGCTCATCTCTCCGCCCGCCGGGCGCTGTGACTAACCGGGCGGGCCGTCACAAACTGGATATGGGAAGATTTCAGCCAGCCCGGTTGATGACAGGAAGCTACGCCGCCCCCCCACGGCGGCGACAGGAAGGGCCCGAATTTGGCCGGTAATTCGTGTGCTGAACGATCAGACGGCGGGCGGCGATGGTCGAAACTGTACCATTTTCTCGATTTCGACGCCGCCGAACATCGGAAGCGTTCGCCGGCGACGCTCCGCCGTGTCGAGGATGCTCCTCAATACCGCCGCATCGCCGTCGCACCCGGCCGCAAAGAGCGCTCCCATGCCTCCGGCGTCATCGACGGCGAGCGCAAGGTGAAGGACCGGCTTTGCCTTTGCCCAGCCATCCGACCGCTCCCTGCTCCCGCTGACCTTGCCGGCCGCTGAAGCGCGGGCCGCCGAAATCGCCTTGACGCTCGATGGCCCCAAAAATTTCACGCGCCCGCCGGAGGCCTCTGCCATCGCAGCAAACTCTAGGCGACGCACATACGCGACGGCCGCCGTGATGCGTGCCTTCGCAGCCCACGTCACGGTGGCAATCGCGCGAAGCCGCGTCCTGCGGTCGAAATCAAGTCCCGCTGAAAGCGGCGTGCGCGGCGACGGGCGGCCATTCGCAAGCCAGTGGCTAATTATTTTTCGGGCAGCGAGAGCACGCTTCTTCGCCTCATCGACGCCGGGCCAAGCGAGCCAGAGCGTCAGACCCAGCGCCGCAAGATCGGGCTCGCTGAGATCGATCTCGCACTTCCGCTGCGCAGGCGCGCCGAACGGCCCCGAGATAGGAGACGCCCGAAGCTCGCCATACATCCCGCGCCGAATGAAGAACGGTCCGGCTGTTTGATTGATCTTGATGGTTTGTTTTCGCGCCCGCCCGGCCATTTCGCGATTTTACGCGATTCGCGCCCCCGATCCCGGCGGCGGCTCTTTCGATTTTTCCTCGATGTCAGTCTTCATGCGCTCGAATCGATCCGCGATGTCTTTCCGAAGAAAATACGTCTGTTTTTTCAGGATTTCGCGCAGAGCTTTCGTCTGATCACCGGTGAGTTTCAATGCGACGGCGATCTCCTCCGCGTTCAAGCGCTCGCGACGGCTGATCTCGACCCAATAGGCTGCGACAATCTCTTTAAAGGTTGCGAGAATTTCGTCGCGATCGAAAAGCTTCCCGCAACGCTCGGCAAGGTCGATTTGGAGGGCCAGCGCCTGCAGCCGCTCACGCTCCGCCCGCCAGCTCTTCGCAGCCCCGAAATCGATCGTGGCGCTCCCTTCTTCGCCGCCGCCATCGTCGGCGCCAGGCGCGTCCCCCGCGCCTCCCAGCGGGCCCAGAGCGTTGGGATCGATGCCGGCGATCTTCATCAGCGCCGCCCGCCGCTTCGCCTCGTCAAGGTGCCCCTCCAGGCGCTGCAGCGACGCCTTCGCGTCGACGCGGTCACCAGCCATGACGAGGCGCCCGGCTGAACCATGCTTGGCGATAGCCTGCCGGCTCACCCCGACAAGGCGCGCGAATTCCGCCGGCTTCATCGAACTCGTCAACTCGCAACCCCTCCGTCAACTAACCCTGTGAACCGTCAACCGTTTCCGGAATCCTGTGCCTACAAAATCAACAGGGATCGAATTACCCATCCGCTGCAAAGGCGGGAAGGACCCGCAACGCGGTGAGGGGCGAACTGCCGTCCTCATCGTCGCGCCCCGCTGGCGACCGCCACGCGCTCGGCGATGCGAGGGTCTCAGGCCCAAGCCATTCGCTCCCCCTCGCCGAGCAAATGGGCGGATCAGCAAGCGCTGCGCGCAGTTGCAGCGCCGTGAGGTCTCCGCGTTCAAACTTCCTCGCCAAGAAGTCGGCGGGCTTTGGCCCGCCGGCCTTTTGCATGAAGGCTGGCCCCGTCATCGCTATGGCCTTCGCCGCCTTGTCGATGCGCAGCAATTGCTCGCGGAGTGCGGCGCGCCCTTCGCAAGGCTCGGCAGAGACTTCCTCTTCCTTCGACTTCCGAGACGAAGTCGAGGAAGTCTCCTGAGAAGTGTCCGGCGGAGCGGACTGTAAAGCCCGTTTGTGTCCGGCCGAGCGGACTGTAGCACCGCCCATAGTCCGCTCTGGCGGACTATGGGAACCCTCCGTGTCCGGCGGAGCGGACTGTAAGGCGGCGCTTTTGCGGGTGCATGTGACGCTATAGACCGCCTTCACGCGCTTGCTGCCGAATGAGGCGACGGCCTCTCTCCGCAGCAAACCAGCCGCCACAAGCTCATTGAGCGCAGATGCGGCAATGGTTCGCTTGAGCCCCCACGCCTCCAGGTCGCGAACGCCGAAGGCGATCTTGTCGCCGTCACGGCGACCGAATTTTATCGCGATAAAGGCCTTTGCGGCGTTGCTGGAGAGCGATTTCAACGCCTCGGCTTCCGGCTCGCGAATAAGCGAAAATCGCTCCTCGCTCATTCTGCGAGCTCCCCGGCGAACGTCGCCGGCGTGATCATCGTGACCACCGGTCCCGGCCGCTCTATGCCGTCGTATAGCGCCTCGCCAAGCGCCTCGAGCGAAGTCTCAAAGTCCTCAAAATGCTGTCCGGTCAAATCCTTGAAGCGTAGGCGAACCTTGCGCGGCCAACTCGATCTATAGATCTCGAACGCCTCGCTAAAGATGGAAATATCCCTCTTCCGTCCCTCCGGCGTGAGAGGACTCGGTTTGTCTTGAACGTGTGCTTCGTGGATGCGATCCGAAAGATCGACGACCTCGTTGACCAGTAATCGCGCTTGAATCATCGCAAGAAACGCGCTAGCGAAATCGGTGCCGGTCGCATCTCCTGCACCGGCGTTGACACGCATTTGAGACCCGCCGGTTGACACGCCCGGCGGGTTTCTTTTTTCCTCGCCGCGTTCTTCCGTATGCGAACCGTCTACGGGTTTGCGTGTTAGTTCTGGCACGCTGTTAGCACGCATAATCAGCTATCTCCTGCTTTTTTGGGCGTGCTAATGAGGCGTAGAGGAACCCTTAAGTCTCTGATTTTCCTTGATTTATTCCGGTTCACACCGTAGGGGTCACTGGTTCAATCCCAGTCGCGCCCACCATTCTCAACTGGAATTGGCGGCGAGCGCGGCCTCGCGGCGCGGGTGGCGGCGATGAGCTAGCGCTCTTCCTTCGGCCAGGGCCGCATCGGGATCTCGATATGGCTTGGTTTGGCGCCGCCGACAGCGATGGCGAATTGCTCCGGCCCGCTTTCCGGATACCGGCGAAAGACATCGGTGTCCGCGCCAGCGATAGCGACGCGCAACCGGTGACCCTGCTTGATTAGCGCAGCGACCGGATTGAGCGCGAATTCGAGCTGCATGATTTCGCCCGACGTGACGGGAAGCGCATCGGCGCGCGCAAAGCTGTGCGGCGCATCGCCCTGATCGTAGGGCATGGCGGCGGGGTCTGCAGGCGCGCGATGAATCGCGCGCAATTCGCCTTCCGTAAGATAAGTGACACGCCCATCCGGCGCGACATCTTCGAGATAGACGAAGAACGCCGGATCGTTCGATTGCGCTGATGCGTAAAGCGTGACGACAGGGGCGCCGACAATCTCCGCATCGTCATCGACTGGCGGAGAATCGAATACCGCGAGCTTGCTGTCAGCCTCCCGCCGGTCCGGATAGGCTGGCGGCGCGCCGAATTGCGTTGACCAGCGCGTGTTGCCGCCCGTTCCCGCAGAATAATCGACGTCATAGATGACGCTCGCCTGCGATGGCGGAGCGGACGAAAGCGCGCCGCCATCAGCGAGATAGAAGCGCTGCGGCTCTGCGCCTGCCGGCGGCCAGACGCTCGTTTCTTCAAATGTTTCCGCGCCGAGAACGTAATAGTGAATCTTGCGACCGGTTTTCTCACCGACAATGACGCCGTCCGAAAAATCGATCATGGTGCGGAATTGTTCGGCGCGGTCCGGAAGCGGCGCCTTACGCTCCGGAAAGAACGGATCGGCCCCGACATTCTGGCCGTGATTGTTCCCGGTGATCCAGATATCCATCGGAACAAGCGGCGCGGAGCGAAAGCGCGCAAGCGTCGCTTCCGCGACGGCGCTGTCCATCCACGACGCCCATATCTGGATCGGTTTTGCTTCGCGGCGAATGCCGGCGAGTTCAGCGGCGGGCGAGAAACTGAAAAGGCTGTAGCCGTTCTTGCCTGCATCGTCGCGGAAATCCGCTTCGAGATAATCTTCCGGACTCCACCTTTCGCGCCCACCCAGCGCTTCTCGCAGCAGGGCGTAATCCGCGTCTTCATCGACGGGCTGAAGAAGCGGGTACATCGCGGAGCAA